GTTCCCACAGGCGGCATCCATCACCGCCTCATGGAGTTTTGCGGAGCCTTGAAGCTTGTTACCAAGGTCCGAGCACACGGCATTGAGTACTGCGAGGTGCAAATCTCGAGCCTCTAACGCCAAGCGTTCATTACCCTTTCTCAGGGCACTTAACTTTCTGGGGTTCATCACGAGCCTCCGAAGTATGCACGAGTCCCTCCAGAAAATCCGGAGAGACATGTAACGAACCGTACTGGACAACGAGAAACACCAGCACGGCAAGCATCACACGGCCTTTCCTAGCAATAGGGCAAGGCCGCCCACACGGGGTAGCAACTCCCGGTGTCGCAAGAATCTCAGCTACAATCTTTCCACCCGAGGGTAGTCCGGCGATAGCTGTGTCACCATCGTTAGAAGGAGACTTGCTGACTCTTGACATGACTCTTCATCGAGGCCGATGCAACAAAGGCCCCCATGTCGTTGAGAAGGGTATCGACGTCCGCGGCTGTATAGCCGACCGGCACGGCAACCAACACTTCAATGATTGCGTCACCCGTAGGGGTGAGCGCTCCCGTCAAAGTGAGGGTCCGCGTCAGTTTTGCGGAGGTGCGGGCCAAACCACTGAAAGTGGCAGACGCCTTCGGCTTGGTGCGACGCAAGGTTGCGTCGTCTTTGACCGAGACGGTCTTGCCACTACCAATGTAGCCGACAGCGTCGGCTGCAAAGGAATCGGCGGTATAGGTCTTCGCGTTGATACTGAGTGACATCAGGATAACTCCCTAGTAGTTTACATTGAACTTCTATCGACGGCGCCAGAAACTGTCTATTTTATTTAGCAGTCTCGACCCCGCCAGTGAAAAGGCATCCCCAACACGTGTCGCCGTGGTCAGCCGGAAATCGGCCTTTATCACAAGCGACGGCGTGCGGAGGGGCCCCCCGGATCTTCTCAGTTTCGCTCGCGTAAAGCGAGCCTGAGACAGGACGGAGCACCGAGTACGCGGCAGCCTCAAAACTACCGAGGCATATCCAGACGTTCTCAACTTTCCGCTCTGTCACAAGACAAGATCCTAACTGGTTATACCCGAGGCTGGGCAGTAAGACTCCGATGTAATCACCGAAGTTCACCATCCAGTCAGCCACAAACGAGAGAGTAGTTAGCTCCCAGGGCAACGAAAGGATGCCCTTCAGGTTCAGCCCGATGTTATTCAATCGGGTCCGTTCCACCTCGTCGAGACTCATTGCACGAACTATTACGGTATCGATAATTTGAAGCCGGTAGTCAGTGCGAATGTTGTCGTGGTATTTCTGAAACGTCGATTCGCTAGCGGCGGACAGTTTCCCGCTCGCACGCGTAGTTTCACGACGTTCCATCACGACCTCCTCGAGTCCATCTATCACACCTTGAATGTCCGACAGTACGGGTTTTATACCGTACCTGTACAGCAAATACAAATCGGACACTCCCTTGGCCTTCCGGAAGACTGAACCGCTCATTAGCGAATTCAATCCTTTACCCAGACTGCCAAAGGTTCCCAATGCCTCTCGATACTCGGCGATGCCCTCGGACAGATTTCCTGCCCCAAAGCGTCCCCTTTCAGAGAGACAACGGGTCGAGGTTTCCACTTCGAGACTATCCACATCGCTATCACTCAGGTTCCTACCTGAGGTAATGCCCAGCTTAGAGCCGGACGCGATGATTCCGGCGAACATATCACCTTCAACCCTGTGCTCGTGTTTGAGCACGGGATTGTTGCAACTGTTCGCCTTACTTTGGATATGGTGCCCGTTCCCGCCGCCGCTAGACGACAACGTCTTAATGTTAGCCATGGGATTAAAGAATACTTCCCCATGGGCAACACGCCGACGAAAGTTGTCAACGACGACGTCATACATGGATTCTCCCGTACCGAAGCGCGCTGTAGGCCGTGTACCGATGTTGAGCCAGGACGTATTACTACAGTCCCCGCCTAGTTGATACACCGCACAAACAGGCGCAAAGGCCGGGTAGGATTCACGTGAACGTGTGCGCCACTCCATGATAGTCTCCGCGACAAGAGCAACGCCTTCTAGGCGACGTCGCAGTGGTAGATGATCCTGGCCAGACCAGGTGCGAAGCCCCCGTAAG